TCCTTCCGCTGTTCCTAAATTTATAGCTGCGTATTCTGCAAAAGCCATAAACTCTTCCTCACTTACCGTTTTATCTTCCTGACATTTTGACATAAGCAAGTATGTAGCTTTTCGTCGTAGACCCTCTACATCACTGTCTTGCTGTATCATCTCAAAGAGTTCCATATAGTCTAGTAATGGCATCACATAAGCCTTCCATAAAATTTCGTCGGGCCTTTATCATTCTGATCAAACAAGTACCAAGCGCAGTTATCTTTACCTGTATACTTTGATCCTTCTATCCACTTAACTCTGCCTACACTAACGATCTTAGCACAATATGTCATAAGAGTAGCTGACTGCTTAGTATGCATCCAGTCTGCATCAAACAACAACCAAGTAGGACAGATGTCTATCCAATGTTCTATGAAACTGTGTAGGAAGTTACGTTCCCACGGTGGGTTAGTGATACAGAAGTCCATCACCTCATACTCACCAAAGTCAATATCAAGAGCATTATGCTGAACAATCTGAGAGTGTCTTGGTTCAATGTCACATGCATATATGCAGGTTCCATGTCCATCTGTCAGGTTATAGATATGTTCTATTAGACGACCATCTCCTGCACAGGGTTCAACAAAATCAAAAGTTTCTTGCGGAAGATGGTCAATCAGTGGCTCTACAGCTTCTATGGGTGTAGGGTAGTAATCTCTGGGTATTCTCTCGAAGTTACTACGCTTTCCCATATATTTCTTTTAACCTCTTCATAGATACAAACTCAGGGTCATAGATGCCATCTTCAATCTCACGTTTGATTACAACACCCTTCCACCACTCACTATTGGCTTGTCCCGCCCAAGTTTCATCCGACCCTTTGTAGCACCCCGCAACCAAACCGATAATACCATTAGGATGTGCAGCATCTTTAAACTTAAGATCACGTTTGTGACTATGACCACAAGTAGAACTATGGTTACGATTGGCGAGGAGGCTATTAGCATGGTGTAAGCCAGACATAGCTGTGCCAAAGTTACCAGAACTAAAGAAATGAGCATAAGAGACGCCATCATAATCAGCGATGGCGGGGGCACCATTTTTGTACTCGTGGTATTCGTCGAACCAGTAGTCTGTTTGAAGATGGCTGAAGGAAATCCCGTATCTCTGTCCCTCCGTTCTTGGGTCGTGTTCAATAGCTTTTTTGATTCTATACTCATGGTTGCCCTCAAAACCAAACCAAGTTGGTCGTTTATACTTTCTGGTTCTAGAAGCCATTCTCAGACGATCCATAGCTTCGTTATAACATTCAATATCCTTCTCGTAGCTTTGGCTAACTACTTTCTGGGGATATCGAGTGTCAAAGGTGTTTAGTGAGCGCATATCAGCACCATCACCTAGATCAACGATATAGTTAGGGTTTACGTCATAGATAAGCTCCCCTAACCAATCAAACCTTTCGTTGTCTGTAGATGGGTCTGCGTGAGCGCAACTGAACACTACTGCTGTTTTAGCCATTCGTCGGGTATCCTTTTGTCGGCATACAGGAAACCGTGCTTAGTACACCAATCTCCATAAGTTGTCTTTGAGCCTTTACGAATTTTGTTTCTAGAGTTAGAGAAGACAAAGCGTAAGTCTAAGTGTGGGTATTGCTCTCGTATCATAAGATGTTTCATACGATCATCTACCACAAACCTACCTTTAGTCTCAATGATGATTCCGTTTGGTAGGATGAAGTCTGGTGTATATGTACGAACTTGATTAACCTGATAAGTAATCTTTTTGTCTTCATACAAGAAACTAATACCAGCTTCCTTTAGGTCTTTAGCTATTGTCTCCTCTAACCCTGAGCGATATCCGTGCTTTATGGCATGTCGGGTGGTTGCCATATCTCTCCTTCCTTGCGTCTTAGCCATACGAGTCTAGCAGTTTCAGTCGCTCTTTCCTCTCCACCATCTTCTTCATAGGCTTTAAGAATGGTTGACCAATACTCTTCATCAGTAACACAGTCTCTAAGAAGTTTCTCAGCTTTCTTTGGGCCAATACCATAAATACCATATATGTTATCTGCAGTATCGCCTGTAAGAACTTGACAATAGAAGGACATCTTACCTTCACTCTCAGAGACCCTTGTGAACTCCTGTTTAGTAATGTTGTAATGTAGACAAGGAACTTGTAACATATCTTTGTCTACACTAGCGATGATAGTGTCTTCACCTAGCTCTGTTGCTCTTATGGCCATAGCATCGTCAGCTTCTTGACCTTCGGCAGTTACAGCACCATACTCAATCGTAAGATAATCTCGACAGAAACCTAAGTGTATTGGTTTGCTCCTGTCTTTACGATTACCTTTGTATGGTGCAGTCTTAGCTATATTATGCCTAAAGTTATCTCTGCCAGAGAGGTAGACTTCGTAAGAGTTGCTATCAATAAATATGCAAGTCCTTTCTAGGATTTCATGCATAATACCGTTAACTTTATCTTTAGCATCCTCTACAAAGTCTTTCTCTGTAGCAAAGGCAGCACGATAGGCAATCACATCACCGTCTATCAGTACTTTACCACCAAGCATTAATATGGAGACCAGACTTTATTACCATCTTCCTTGAGGCAACCTATAGCTTCTGAATAGGTAAACCCTGAAGCAACTGTGCCTGATTGGTAGACATACATTAAGTCCTCTAGAGTATCTACATTGTATCTATCTACTTGCACTGATCCTTCGATCCCATCGTCCTCTAGGTCAAACTCGAAGTTGATTGTTACTCGCATACATTATACCCCTGTTGCCCATGTATCTACAGGTTCAGCCGTAGCGTACTCAGCAAGCTCAAGGACACCTACATTAAGCAGACGCACCCCAGAGCCATTAGCATAAGTCTCGAACTGTACACGAGCCTTTGTGCCATTGCCTAGAGGCCCATCATCAGAGAAAGACCAACGGCGTTTATTCTCTAGACCATCACGTAAGTCTACAATGTTAGGCGCACCACCATAATCTTTAGTGAACTCCTTGCCGAAACGATCTGTAAAGGTCTTTACGTCCTGTACCATACGTTTCATCTTCATATACTTACCAATACCAAAGACCTCATTACCTTCAATGATGCGATCTGAGTTCATTGGTTTAGGGTTTAGCCCTTCCTCAATAAGTTTATCAATTTGACTTTCGTCTGTGAAGTAGGCGTTTACAATGAACTGCCCACCTTTGTCGGCAACAGCCTTTGCGACCCGATTACCTTTGGGGTCTCCCATATCTGCGTTCTCTGGGAAGACTTTTGCCCATTCAAGTACCATTTCCATGTCATATACAGCCATGTGTCGAGTTATCCTTTCGTTAGTCGGTATATACTATTAGACACCTAAAAGTAGAAATTGTTCCAAGTATTTTATACTTTAGTGTATTTCTGCATAAGTGTTGCCGAATTGCACATCTATGCCAAGTTCGACGTTTAGTTGTAGTTTATCGTTAAGGTTTTGGATGGAAGTTTTCATCAGGTTCTCTGTTTTGTCTTGGTCTCCATCCTCTACCAACACAATAACCTCATCGTGAAACTGACCAATAGTCTTTAAGCCAAACTCACGACAATTACGAACCCAACTATCAAAACAGAACACCCCTGTACCTTGGTTAAGTGTACTGAAGCGATCTTTGTCAGATCGAAGGGAATACCAAAAACCTGACACTGGGTTCTGTACCCACATAGCACCACGGCGTTCCTTTACACGTAGTCGGTTAGCAACCTCCTGTACAGACCAGTTACGGTTCCAAAACGCATCTAGTAGCTTCTGTGCCTCACCTTTATCCATACCCGTCTCACGGGCCAGTTTAGCGGCTCCTACACCATACGTAGCACTGTAGTTCACTACCTTGTAGTTCTTACGTAGTGCCTTAAGGCTACGCTCACCTGTGTTATGTTTGTCGATATCATCTTGCGTGATAACACCTGCGTGTTTAGCAAGGTCAAGGTGCGGGTCAAACCCATCCTTAGACATCTCAGCGACATAATCAGGGTCTAGTGGTTTCATGTAGTGCCTCTTTGTCGTATCCTCTAACGATGTCATATCAGCACCACACAGAGTGTAACCTTCAGGTGCAGTTAGACACCCTCTGATTTCTGCTCCGTAGGGTTTATCAACTGATGGCAGGTTGACCAAT